GCAATGGCGGCGGCTTCTGTTGTGCCGGTCGGTAGGCTAATTGGTGCGCTAAAGGGTTACGACCCGACAGTGCAGAAAATTTTTATCGGCAAGTCTGCAAAGACATGGGATGCCGCCTCTGCCAAACGAGCGGAAGAATTAGAAAAGGCTGGGATAGCGCCGGAGGAAATATGGCGCGAAACAGGAACATTCCGAGCGCCAGATGGCCAACTACGCCAAGAAATTAGTGATAAGGAAATGCAATTTAAAGACGAGAACAAATTTTTTGCATTGCCAGAAGGAAAATACCGGAGATTGCCAAATGTCGTAACCCACAAAAAATTAACGGAATCATACCCCGAGGCAAAACGGACAATGGTTTTTAAAGGCGAAGATTACGAAGGTGGTTCGGCATCGCCATTGCCTTTTCCAGAATATATCCATGTTGGTAAAGGTTTGTTAAAAGGCGACACCAAAGATACTTTTGTTCATGAATTGCAGCATTTGGTTCAAAACACGGAAAAATTTGCGCCGGGGTCACACGCTCTGCCTGATTTGCCGGTGCCTTCAAACATTCAAAAACGATATGACCGATTGGAACAGCAGTGGCAAAAATTGCCGCCCGGTGAGGAAAGGTCAGCGTTAGTTGATAAGGCTTTTGCTTTAGTTCGCCCTTTTAGTGGGTATGAACGATATGCAAGGGCGATGGGAGAGGCAGAGGCTCGGGCTGCTGCGGCGCGTCGGACGCTCTCCGAGAAGCAAAGGCGGCAAAAATTTCCGCTTGAATCGTATGACGTTCCAATTCACGAATTGTGGGATCAGAGAAAATAAATGCCTAGCATTTCCGTTAAGCAACGACGGTTTAGGGCCGGAACGATTATGCGCAAAATGCTTGAGAAGGGTTAACTGTTTCACCTGTGATCTAAACTAGAGCGAACTACATGGCAAAGGGTAAAAAAACAGGCGGTAGGCAGGCAGGCACCCCTAATCGGGCCACACAGGCTGCTAGGGAGGCGATAGCCGCTTTTGTAGACGGCAACGCAGACCGTCTCCAAGGGTGGCTAGATCAGATCGCAGAGGAGAAGGGGCCACAGGCCGCCTTTGATGCTTTCAGCACATTGCTGGAGTACCACGTTCCCAAACTCGCCCGCCAAGAGATCACAGGACAAGACAACGGCCCGGTCAAGGTACAGATCGGATGGATGGCTCCCGAATAATCCTGCCCTATCGCCCACGCAAAGCGTTCCTGCCCTTTCACAACAGGACGCACCGCTGGGCGTGCCTTGTCGCACATAGACGCGCAGGCAAGACGGTCGCCGCTGTCAACGACATGATCCGTGCCGCTATCACTTACCAAGGCCCATATGGTTTATTTGGATACGTTGCGCCATATCGGTCGCAGGCCAAAGCCGTGGCATGGCAATACTTCAAAGAGTTTGCCCAACCCATCATCAGCAGCGTCAATGAGCAAGAACTGACGATAACGCTCATTAACAACAGCCAAATACGCCTTTACGGAGCCGAAACCGCAGACGCAATGCGCGGGCTGGGGTTCTCGGGGGTCTACATGGACGAATTCGGTGACTTTAAGCCCAGCGCATTTGGCAACGTCATACGCCCTGCCCTATCAGACAAGCAAGGTTGGGCTGTGTTTGGCGGTACACCGAAAGGCAAAAACCAATTCTGGGAAATCTACGAAACCGCACAGCGCATCCCAAATGAATGGTTCCTGTTGCGCCTCCCCGCCTCCACCAGTGGGCTATTGCCGCAGAGCGAACTAGCGGCAGCCAAGGCGCAGTTGGCCGAGGATCAGTACCTACAGGAGTACGAATGCTCATTTGAAGCAGCCATCCTCGGCGCTTTTTACGGCACAGAAATGCGTCAAGCGCAGGATCAAGGCCGTATTACACGCGTGCCGTATGACCCGAACTTGCCGACTTACACGGCGTTTGACTTAGGCTACCGCGACGACACGGCGGTATGGTTTTACCAGCCCTCACGCGGAGAAATACGCGTCATTGACTACTTTGCCATTTCGGGCGCTGACATCCACGACATTGCCGAACACGTAGAAAGCAAGCCTTACAAGTACGTCAAACACTTCCTGCCGCACGACGCACGGGCCAAGAGCCTACAGACAGGCCGCAGCATCATTGAGCAATTAGCCGCGTATCTCGGCACCGCCAACCTTGCTGTTGTTCCCGACATCGGCGTGCAAAACGGCATTCAAGCCGTGCGCATGACGTTGCCGCGAGTGTGGTTTGACGGCGAGAAATGCCGCGATGGCATAGAGGCATTACGGCAGTATCAACGCGAGTACGACGAGGACAAGAAGGCGTTTCGGCAGTCCCCGCGTCACGATTGGACTAGCCACCCTAGTGACGCATTCCGTATGCTTGCGGTATCATGGCAGGAGATTTCTGACAAGCCCCCATCGGTAGAGGTAAAACCGCTGCTGGTTGGGCCTGAAAACAAGGTCACGCTAAACGATATGTGGGCCGTTCACGACCGCACGGTTAGCAGGAGAGCAAGGATATGAGCGTTCAACAGCCAACTCGGATGAACTACGTTGCCGTTGGCGCAACGTCCACAACGGCCTTTGGCAGCCCCGGCGCGTACCTGCACCGCGTGGTGGTCAACGTCGCCAGCAACACGGAAGCCTCGGCCATCGTGAAGGACGGCAGCACCACGTTGGTGTCGTTCCCCGCGACGACGGCAGCCGGTGTGTACTCGGTGGAACTTAACGTCGCCACGACGGGCCAGATTACGGCAACGTGCAGCCAAAACGCCTCCATGTCGGTCGTCGGCCTCTTTAGCACGTACGCCTAATGAAAGCCGGCCTCTACGCCAACATTCTTGCCAAGCAGGAGCGGCAGGCAAGACAGCGCCGTGAGGGTCGCCCCGTAGAGCGTACCCGCAAACCCGGCGAGAAAGGCGCACCGACTGCCGAAGCGTTTAAGCAATCAGCGAAAACGGCCAAGAAATGACGGCAGCGTGGCAACGATCCGAAGGCAAAAACCCGAAAGGCGGTTTGAACGCCAAGGGTCGCGCCTCGTACAAAGCCGAGACGGGCGGGACGCTGAAGCCTCCCGTCAAATCGGGCGACAACCCACGCCGCGCATCGTTCCTCGCCCGCATGGGCAATATGCCGGGGCCGATGGAAAAGAATGGTGAACCGACGCGCCTTGCACTTGCTCTGAGAGCATGGGGCGCTGGTAGTAAGGCAGAGGCCAAATCAAAGGCCAAAGCCATTAGCAAACGAAACGAGGGCAAGTAATGGACGGACTGTTACAGCCAAAACTTGACCGCTATCTGCGCATCATCGGGCAGTACGACAACGAGTTTGCCAAGTGGATGGCGCGTACGAAGAAGATCATCAAGCGTTACCGCGACGATACGCGTGGGCAGACGCTGACCGAATCGGCCAAGTTTAATATCCTTTGGTCAAACGTGCAGACCTTAAAGCCTGCCGTCTACGCCAAACTGCCGAAAGCCGACATTAGCCGCCGCTTTGGTGACAACGACCCCGTGGGCCGCGTGGCCGCACAGTTGGTTGAGCGTGCCATTGACTTTGAAATTGAGCATTACCCCGATTACCGCTCCACGATGGCGTATGCCGTAGAGGATCGGTTCCTCGGTGGACGCGGCACCGCATGGGTGCGTTATGAACCGCACACTGCGCCGATTGGGTTAGAGGACGACGGCGTATCTATCACGCCTGACATTGAGCAGGGTGAAGGCGCACCGCCCAACCTTGAGCGTATTGAGTACGAATGCGCACCCGTGGATTACGTCCATTGGCGCGACTTTGGGCACTCTCCCGCCCGCACATGGGAAGAAGTCGGGCAGGTGTGGCGCTGGGTGTTTATGACCCGTGAGGCGCTGGTAGAGCGTTTTGGTGAGGACGTCGCACGCCGCATACCGCTAGACAGTGGCCCCGAGCCGCTCAACGCCTACAACGAGAACAAGCGTCTCTACAACCGCGCAAAGATTTGTGAACTGTGGGACAAGGAGACTGAGAAGGTTTACTGGTTCAGCAAGGGAATGCCCGAGATCATTGACGAGCGTGATGACCCGCTCGGCCTTGAGGGCTTCTTCCCTTGCCCAAAACCGCTGTATGCGACGACGACCAGCGACACGCTCGTACCTGTCCCCGACTTTGTGCTGTACCAAGATCAGGCGATGGAGTTGGACATCCTGTCCGACCGCATTGATGGTTTGGTCAAAGCACTGCGCGTGCGTGGCGTCTACGACTCCAGCCAACCCGCGCTGCAACGACTGATGACGGAGGGCGATAACAATGCTCTTATCCCGGTTGATAAATGGATGGCATTTAGTGAAAAGGGCGGTCTTAAAGGTAGTATTGACCTCCTCCCCCTTGACACACTCGCAAATGCGCTACTCCAGTGCTACCGCGCTAGAGAAGACATCAAGAGCCAAATCTACGAAATCACGGGCATCTCGGACATCATCCGAGGTACGTCGTTCGCCAGCGAAACGGCCACCGCGCAGCAAATCAAAGGGCAATACGCAGGGCTAAGACTGCGTTCTATGCAAGAGGACGTTGCCCTCTTTGCCTCGGAACTGATACGCCTCAAGTCACAGGTCATGTGCATGAAGTATCAGCCCGAGACGATCCTTGCGTACGCTGCCGCACAGCAGATGACGCCCGCTGACCAGCAACTGATTCCGCAGGCGTTGGAACTGCTGCGTAACAAGCCGCTGCGTAACTTCCGCGTGGACATTGCCGCCGACAGCCTTGTGATGCTGGACGAAAACCAGAACAAGCAAGACCGTATGCAGTTCCTGCAAGCATTCGGTGGTTTCCTTGCCCAAGCGTTGCCGGTCGGTCAGGCCAGCCCGCAGATGGTGCCGATGATGATGGAACTGCTGCGCTTTGGTATGCAGGCGTTTAAGGCAGCCCGTCCGATTGAGGGCCAGATTGACGCGACGCTCCAGCAACTTGCGCAGGCCGCCCAACAGCGGCCTCCAGAGGAGCAGGGCAAGCAAGCGGAGTTGCAAGCCAAGGGCCAATTGGAATCGTCCAAGATGCAAATGCAGTCGGCGCTAAAGCAAGCCGAAATGCAGCACGCCATGCAAATGGAGCAGATGAAGAACCAAGCCAAGATGGCGATGGAACAGCAAAAGATGAACTTTGAAGCGCAACTGAAGGCTGCCGAACTACAGAGCCAACAGGCTGCTGCCAAGTACAAGGCCGACGTTGACGCCCAGACCAAACTGATTATCGCCCAGATGGGCAAGACGATGCCTGAGCCGCCTTTTACGCAATGAAACGGACGTACGTTTACATAGACGGCGAGTTTGTGGAGCGCAAAAAGGACGAGAAGGGGCGCTACCACTACGTCATGCCTGACATCACGCCCTACCGGAGCATGATTGACGGCAAGATGGTGACATCACGCTCGGAGCATCGCCGTCATTTAAAGGCTAACAATTGCGAGGAGGTAGGTAACGACGACCCTGCCAAGCACATTCGGCGTGAACCCGAGAATAACACTCGGCTGGAACGCATTAAGCACATGGTCAACACACGTATGACCAACGAACAGGCTGATCGCATACTGCGCGAAATACGCCAACAAGCCAATTTCACCAATCCCCACAGGAGAGGGTAATGGACAACACTAATCCAGCAATGGTTGCGGCACGGGAAGATCAAGAGATTGACCGTCGTGAGTTGTTAGAAGCAGGGTTTGAGGCCGCCGAGAAGGGCGAACCCGTAGAAACCGTCGTACGCGATGCGGCAGGGCGGTTCAGCAAGCAAGAAGCGGCACCACAACAACCGGAACCCGAAAATACGGAAGAAAAGTCGTCGTTTAACACACTGTACGACAACGATCCGGTGTGGAAACGCCCGCCCGCCTCATGGCGTCGTGAATATCACGAAATTTGGCAGAAAGCCGACCCAAAATTGCAGGAATACGCGTGGAAGCGTGAAGAAGAAATGCGCAAGGGTGTGGAAAACATTTTTGGCAAGGCTGAATTTGCGGATTCCATGCAAGCGGCCATTGAGCCGTATATGCAAACCATCCAAGGGTTAGGCATTACGCCCGACAAGGCCGTGTCTGCGTTGATGCAGGCCGACCATATGCTGCGGAATAGCGACCCGCAGACGAAAATGCAGTATTTCACGCAGTTGGCGCAGTCGTATGGCATCAATTTGGGTTCCATGACGCAGCAGCCGGGTCAGCAAGCGCAACGCGCTGTTGATCCGCTCGTTTACCAACTGCAAAATGAACTCAACAAGGTACGTGGTGAGGTCATGGGCTGGAAACAGCAGCAGGAAATGGCCGAAAACCAGAACTTGTTGACCGAAATTAACAGTTTTAGTCAAAAGGTTGAGTATTTTGAGGAAGCACGCCCGGTGATGATCCAACTCCTACAGGGTGGACTCGCCGAGACGTTGCAAGACGCGTATGAAAAAGCCATACGCCTCACCCCCAATTTGTTTGACCAAGTGACCAAGGCCCGACAGGCCGAGGAAGCGGCTAAACAGGCCAAAGAGGCCAACCGGGCGGCGAAAGTTGCCCGTGCAGCAGCGGTGAGTGTCAGAAGCGCCACACCCGGCGTAAACACGGCTCCCAAGGCAGCAAACCGTCGCGCACTTCTTGAAGAAGCATTGACCGAACAAGAAGCGCGTTTGTAATTAACTGAACTAGGAGACATCAAATGGCATTTGCCAACTCTAGTATCAGCGACATCATTGCTACCACGATTCAGAGCCGTAGCGGTGAACTTGCTGATAACGTGACGAACAACAACGCGTTGCTTCGTCGTCTGAAGGAGCGTGGGAACGTCAAGACGTTCTCGGGCGGTAACGTGATTTTGCAAGAAATCATGTACACCGATCCGACCACGAACAACACCAACTCGTACAGCGGCTATGAAGTGCTGAACGTGGGCCAGAACTCGCCGATTTCTGCGGCGCAGTTCAGCATCACGCAGTACGCCTCGGCTGTGACCATTTCGGGTCTGGAGATGATCCAGAACTCGGGCAAGGAGGCCATCATTGACCTTCTTGACGGTCGCATGGAAGTCGCGGAAGCCCAACTTGCTAACCGCATCTCGGGCGACCTGTACGGCGACGGCACCGGAAACGCCGGCAAGAACCTCACGGGCCTTGCTGCGGCTGTGCCGGATGACCCGACTGTTGGCACCTACGGCGGCATCAACCGCGCTGTGTGGTCGTTCTGGCAGAGCAAGAAGTTCTCGGCTGCCGCTGATGGCGGTGGTGCGGGCGCTGTGTCCAGCACGACGATTCAAGGCTACATGGATGCGCTTGCCGTGCAACTCGTTCGTGGAACCGACAAGCCTGACCTCATCGTGGCCGACAACAACTACTACCGCTTCTACCTGCAATCGCTGCAAGCGATCCAGCGTATTACGGAGAGTGGTTCGGGCCTCGCCGGAGCGGGCTTTGCCTCGTTGAAGTATTATGGCGCTGGTATGGCCTCCGACGTTGTGTTGGACGGTGGTATCGGATCGTCCACGTACAACAGCGGTTCGGGCAACGCAAACCATATGTGGTTCCTCAACACCAAGTACCTGATGTTCCGCCCGCACAAAGATCGCAACTTTGTGCCGATTGGCGGTGAGCGTCAGGCCGTCAACCAAGACGCCATTGTGAAACTGATTGGCTGGGCCGGTAACCTCACCTGCTCGGGCAGCCAGTTCCAAGGCGTGTTGATTGCTTAAGGAGTAAACGAAAATGACTGTTTCAACTAGTAATGTCATTGGCGTTGCCCTTGGCTATGCCGACACCACGCAGCAGTTCAACCTCGGCACCTGCGTCAACCTTGACGACGGTGGACAGGCGATTTACGTGCAGGCGGCCTCTACCGTCTCGCAGTACGCCGCCGTGTCTGTCCGTGCCGACAACAAGGCTGTGCCGGTGACGACGACCAACGCTGCCGACTCCAAGCGGTTTGCGGTCGCGCAAGTCTCTATTGCCTCTGGCTCCTTTGGCTGGGTGCAATCGGGTGGCGTGATGCGCGTCAACCTTGCGGCGTCCTGCAACCCGGCTGTCCCGCTCTTTACGACGGCGACGGCTGGCGTTCTGGATGACGCCACGGTGTCGGGTGGCGGTGTCGGCCTTGTGGCCGGTATCGTTGCCACGGCAACCGCGTCGGGTGCCACGGCGATTACCTGCGTTGCGGGCTTCCCGCACGTTGTTGGGTACTCGGGCGCCTAATGAAACCTCTGGAGATCACGGTACAAGCGGCGGGAACGCCTGAAGAACTATGTTCTAACATACGTTCTGCCCTTGCCCGTGGTCTACCAGAACTGACCCTCGCTCCCATCACGCACGATGCAACCATGGTGCTGGTGGCGAGCGGGTGGTCTATGCCCGACTACATTAACGACATCAAAGCGCACCGGAAGGCCGGTCATGTGATCGGTGCAATTAAGGGTGCGCATGACTTTTTGGTAGAGAACGGCGTAGAACCAGATTTTTGGGTCAACCTTGACCCCCGCGACCGCACCAACGGTATCAAGCACAAGAACGACCGCACGCTGTACCTTGTTGCCTCGCGCTGCCCGCCCTCCACGTTTGATTACCTTCAAGGTAAGCGCGTGATGGTGTGGCACTCATGGGCTGAAGGCCCAGAAATGGACGCCATGGGGCCGGGTAAATTGGCCATCGGTGGCGGCACGACCTCGGGTCTGCGTGCCATCAACATCGGCTATATCATGGGCTTCCGTAAGTTTTTCCTGTACGGCTACGACTCGTGCAACAGCCCGGATGGACGTAAGCGGTTTACGGGCGAGTTGCCGGGGCTAACGGTAGACGTATGGGTGGGCGGCGCAGACGGCAAGAAATTTAACTGCAACGCCGCGATGGCCCAGCAGGCCAACGAATTCCAGAAATTGTTTGAGGTGATGCCCGACCTGCAAATAGAGGTCATCGGGCCGGGGCTGATTGCTGAAATCATGCGTTGCCGCCGCAACATGGCGAAGGCGGCCTAATGGCAATCCCGTCACGCGTACTCGGCAGCGGCATCAACCAATTGTCCACCGTCAGTATTTGCGGCGATGGTATTGCATCGGTCACGGCAGCCGGTACGTCGACAGGCGATGCCACCACGTTGACGTATGTGTACAACAACGTCACAAGCGCAGCCGTTGGGACAGGCGTAAAGTTGCCACCGACGGAGATGGGCGAAACCATCATTGTCAAGAATACGACGGCAAACCCAATTTCCGTTTATCCGTATAACGCCAGCAGCAGCATCAACAACGCAGGGTTTGGCACGATCAACCCCGATTGCTCGGCATTGTTTTTTGCCGTTAGCAATACGTTGTGGGAGGAACTGCAAGGCTTTGGCCGCGCTGTGCCGATTCTGCATTTTGGTGCGTTTAGCGACACAACGCTGCAAACGGCGGCTTCCATTGACACCGCCTACGGCATGGTTTTTAACACGACCGACAGCAGCAATGGCGTATCTATCGGGTCGCCGTCGTCCCGTTTGGTTGTGGATTATCAAGGCGTCTACAACGTGCAGTTTTCAGCACAGTTGGACAAAACCTCGGGCGGCGTGGGCAACATTTATATCTGGTTGCGTAAAAACGGCACCAACGTCGCCAACACAGCCACTACCGTCGCCATTCAAGGAAGCGCAGCGCGTACCGTCGCCGCGTGGAACTTCATCATTCAACTAGAACCAACAAACTACGTTGAATTGATGTGGGCGACGGATGACACAAGCGTTAGAATTCTTGCGGCCAGCGCCACAAGCGTATGGCCCGCCATTCCATCAGTCATTTGTACCGTAACACAGGTCAACAACCTGTAAAAATCCCCACAGGAGAACGGAAATGCTAGACAGTGACATTAACAACGCCGACGCCCAACTTCACGTTGAGTTTTATGCACGCGAGGATGGCCCGAACAAGGGCAACGTCTATTGCCGCATCCAAGCCCCCGGCGACAAGACCAACGTGATTGACCAGCCGTTGCGTGACGACCATAAGGCGCGTTTCCCGCGTCAGTGGTTGTATTTCCAGATGCAGCAGAGCGAAGGTGCCGCCTCGCAGATCGGCACGCCGCTGACGCAATGGCAGTCGGACGCACCGGATGACATCAACCGCGACCAGATCGGTGAACTGTCTATCCTCAAGTTTGTCACGGTGGAGCAGTTAGCCCTTGCCTCGGACGCCCAATTGCAGCGCGTCGGCATGGGTGGCATTGGATTGCGCGAGAAAGCGCGTATGTACTTAAATCGCAAGAACCGCGTGGACGCCAACGCAGAGTTGGATGCGACCAAGCAGCAACTTGCAGAACTTCAAGCACAGATGGCCGAACTCATTGCGTCACAAAAGCGCCGTGGTCGGCCACCTAAAGAATTAACGGAGGGATAGTATGGGCAGCACGATGGTGCAATTGGTGCAGCAATGCACAAACGAACTCGGTATCCCGACGCCCTCCACCGTCGCTGGCAATTCCAGCCAAGACGTTATCCAACTTTTGGCGTTGATGAATGCGTGTGGATACGAATTGCTCCGTCGTGCTGATTGGCGCGAATTAACGCGTCAGCATACGTTTTACACGGAAGCCATCACGACAACGGGAACGTGGTCAACGTCCTCGTACACGATCACCGGCATCCCCAGCACGACATCGCTCAACACGACGTATCAGGTGCAGGGCGTCGGCATCCCAAACGCCACCTATGTCACGGCGGTCACAGGATCGTCTACGGTCACGATCAACTACCAGCCAACGGAAGCACAAGTTGACGGGCAACTGATTTTCCAAAAGGTTAAATACAGCCTGCCGTCGGACTACTACAGCACGGTCAATCGCACGCATTGGGACAAGTCTAAGCGGTGGGAAATGCTCGGCCCCGAGTCACCGCAGCAGTGGGAATGGTTGCTGTCGGGTTATATCAGCACCGGCCCCCGTATCCGGTGGCGCTTGCTCGGCCAATACTTCCAGATTTGGCCGGGAATGAACGGTGGGGAGTTGCTCGGCTTTGAGTACCGCAGTAACGCGTGGGCCTATAACGCGTTAGGCGTAGCCAAGACCAGTTTTACCGCCGACACCGATACGTGCGTCTACCCAGACCGCGTGATGGTGCTAGGCACCAAACTTAAATACTTTGAAGCCAAGGGCTTTGACACGACCGCCCTCTACCGCGATTACCTCGCCGAACTTGAAACAGCAATGGCGCAGGATATGGCAGCGGCCAACCTGTCGTTTGCCCCGCGACCGGGTACGGTGTTGATCGGTTACGACAACATCCCCGACTCGGGCTACGGGACGGATAGCCAATAATGGCCTCGCCGGTTCGCAGACGGCTTGTTCAGCGCACGACGGCCAACGTGGCGTCGTTGCCCGCCCCTGTCGGCGGCTGGAACGCACGCGATGCGCTGGCAAACATGGCCCCAACGGACGCTGTGTACTTGGAAAATATGTTTCCAAGCGTATCCAACGTCAATTTGCGAGGTGGTTACACGAAGCACAAGACGGGGCTGCCGGGAACTGTTGATACGCTGATGACGTACAACGCAGGCAGCACGATCAAACTGTTTGCGATCAGCGACGGCAAGATTTTTGACGTAACGTCGGCAGGTAGCGCCGGGTCAGCGTTGGTTGCGAGTCTCTCCAACTCTGCATGGGAGTACACCAACGTCACCACGGGCGGCGGTAGTTATTTGTATGCCGCGAACGGTGTGGACAAGCCGTTGCTCTACAACGGCACGACTTGGACACCAATTGACGGCACAAGTTCGCCTGCCATCACAGGCGTTACCACAACGAGCCTTGAAAGCCCCACGCTTTTCAAGAATCGGATGTGGTTTATTGAGAAAAACACGCTTAAAGCGTGGTATTTGCCGGTTGCATCAGTAGGTGGTGCAGCCAACGTGCTAGACCTCTCAAGCGTTATGCACCTCGGCGGCAAACTGACCGCGATGGCTACATGGACGATTGACGCAGGCTACGGCGTTGACGATAACCTTGTTTTGGTGAGCGATAAGGGCGAGGTTGCGGTATATCGCGGCACTGACCCGACCAGCGCATCCACTTGGGCATTGATCGGCGTGTGGATCATCGGTTCGCCGATTTCGCGCCGTTGCGTGACAAAATACGGCGGTGATTTGCTCATTTTGACGCTGGACGGGCTAATTCCGTTCGCCTCGGCGCTACAGTCGTCGCGGTTAGACCCCAACATCGCGCTGTCCGACAAGATACAGGGTGCTTTTGCTGCTGCCGCACGCACCTACAAGGACACCTTTGGGTGGGCGTTGCTTTATAACCCGCTCAACAACGCGCTGATCGTCAATGTTCCCGTCAGCACCGGCCAGCAGCAGTTTGTGATGAACAACATCACCAAGGCGTGGTGCAACTTTACTGGGTGGAATGCGTCGTCGTGGGCGTTGGTCGGCAATGAACCGTACTTTGGCGGCAACACCTACGTTGCAAAGGCGTGGACAACGGGTGACGGTGGCTATGCCGATGACGGTGAGCCGATCCCGACCAAGGCGCTGCAAGCATTTAACTACTTTGAGACGCGTGGCGTCATCAAATACTTTACCCGCGCACGACCGAGCATCTTTAGCAACGGGCAGCCTGCCATTGTTATCGGTATCAACACCGACTTTCAGACGGTTGACCAGACGGGTGCGTTGTCGTTTTCGCCAACAACCGCAGGATTGTGGAATGTTGGTTTATGGGATGTTGCGCTATGGGGTTCTGATGTCGTCATCACGAACAACCAATCTGGCGTGACAGGACTCGGTTACTCGGGAGCCATTTCGTTCACGAGTAGCAGTAAGAATTTGCAGATTCAATGGGCATCAACAGACGTTGTGTATCAAATCGGATGGGCTGGAATATAGTCAGCGGGCCGGAAATCGGCCATTGGGTAACGGCGCAAACCGACGGGTCATTTTGGCCCGAGCGGGCAACGGCCATCGGACTTAAAAAGGACGGTCAGATTGTCGCCGGTACGGTTTACGAGATGTGGAACGGCAAATCGGTCGTTTGCCACATTGCTTGGAACCGCGTAACCCCTGCCTACGTCGCCGCCGTCTACGATTATGCGTACAACGTCTGCGGAGTTGATAAGATAATAGGGCCAATCAGCAGTAACCATACCCGGGCGCTGAAACTGGTCACAAAAATGGGGTTTTCGGAGGAGGCGCGGATCAAACAGGCCGCGCACGACGCCGGGGACATCGTATTTATGACTCAGACACCTGAAAAGTGTCGTTATTTGGAGCCTCGGTATGGGCAAAAGATCACCAGCACCGCCGCCAACACCTGATTACGCCGCCATTGCGCGGCAGCAAGGTCAGGAGAACATAGAAGCCGCTCGTCAGTCGGCTTATATGTCCAATCCCAACGTCTACACGCCTACGGCGCAGCAGACGGTAACGTGGCAGCGCACGCCGCAAATCAATCAGGCTGCGTATGACCAAGCAATGGCTGATTATCAAGCCAACGTGCTGCGTGATCCTGATATGGCGTCAGGAGCAGCACCTGATATTGCGCAATTCACGACTTACGTTGAGCAACCGACCATCCGACAGGAGTTGGTTGGCCCTGCCAAAGACATTTTTGGCACGCAGCAGCAAGCCGAACAGGCGATGGCAAATTTGGGACTGCGTGAAATCGGCGACCTGTCGTCGTTTCTTAACCAAAACTTTGCCGCCCAACTTCCTGCCATCCAGACCCAACTTGGTCAGTACGGACAGGTCGCAGGCGCACCCAACCTTGCTGGTTACGGCACGGCTGGCGCACCCGGTGCGGGGGAATTTGGCGCGGTATCAGGCGCACCTAGCGCGGCGCAGTATGGCCCTCGCTCAACCTTTACTGCCGAAACCATGCCGGGAATGTATGCACCTGTTGGGCAGGCGCAACAAGGCATCGGCGCGTTTGGTGACGTTGCGCAGGCTCCCGACCTTACTGGCATGGGTCAGGCGGGCGGTAATGTCGCACTGACAGGTTTTACAGGCGGCCCCTCGGGCGGCCAGTTTGGTATGGCAGGCGGTGGGCCAGCCGCGTACAACCTCGGTCAACTTGACCTCTCAGGCGTCGGCGGTGTCGGCGGTGGCCCCGCTATGGGTCAGTACGGCATGGCACAAGCCGGCCCCGGCGGCGTGCAGTTTGGTGGCCTAGACCTTTCGGGGCTTGGCACCGCACAAGGATTTGGCAATCTCGGTCAGTACGCCGCAGGCGCTGGCCCCAATGCCCCGAATGTCCAAGGAGCCGACTTCTCACGCGTTGGGCAGATTGGCCCCGGCGTTGGCTACGGTCAGTTTGGAATGGCCGGTGGCGGCCCTGCTGCGGGCCTGTACGGCATGGCCGGTGCTGGCCCAGCGGGCGTGCAGTTTGGCGGCCTTAACCTTGCAGGAATGCAAGGCGTACAAGGCGGCGTTGGGCAGTTTGGTCAAGCACAAGGCGGCCCCGCAGGGTTGAATCTTGGCGGGTTTGATACCTCACGCCTCGGTGAAATCGCAGGTGGCCCGTCAGCCGATCAGTTTGGTCGTGCCATCGGTGGCCCTGCCGCACCGTCACTAGAAGAAAACCTTAACCTTTCAGGCGTCGGCGATGTTGCCCGCAACGTGCAAGAGGGCCGATTTGGCTACGCACGCGGTGAGTTAGCAACACCAGAACTTCAACGGCAGTTGGCAACGCAAGGGCTTGCCGCCATGCCAGTCAACGCGGGAATGACGGCGCAAAACGCCATCATGTCGCGCCTTGAGCCGCAATTGCAGCGTGAACGTGCGCAGTTGGAGCAGCGCCTTGTCAACCAAGGCTTGCGACCGGGCGGTGAGGCGTACAACGCAGAGATGGAACTGCAAGCGCAACGTGAAAACGATTTGCGCACGCAAGCGGCATTGCAAGGCATCAGCCTAGACGCCTCCATGCGTCAGCAGGGACTTGCCGAACAACAGACCCTTGCCGACTTTGCCAACCAAGCCGCACTCGCGCAGTTTGGAGCAGGCGCACAAGGCTTGGGACTCTACAACGAAGCCCTCGCGCAAAACTTCCAGCAGTCGCTTGCCGCACAGTCTGCGCAGAACATGGCGCAACAGCAGGCATTCCAGCAGCGCCTACAGGCGGGTCAGTTTGGCCGTGAAGCGCAGATGGCGTCCTTTGGTATGGGCCAACAGGCACAACAAGCGGTCAACCAAGCGCAACAGCAGAACTTTGAGCGTGCGTTGGCTGCCCAACAAGCGCAAAACGCCGCACAAGCACAAGGTTTTGGGCAAGAAATGGCCGCGCAGCAGTTTGGCCGTGAGGGTGCGCTGGCAGGATTTGAGACGCAACAAACAGCACAGCAAGCGCAGAACGCAGCAATTGCGCAAAACACGCAATTGGCGTTGCAGTCAGGTCAGTTTGCAAACCAAGCGCAGGCACAAGACTTTGCACAACGTCTCGCCGCTGGAGAGTTTGGACAAGAAGCACAATTGGCTTCTTTCCAGACGGGTCAAGCGGCACAAGAGGCGATCAACCGCGCCATTGCTCAGAACTTTGCACAAGGTCAAGCCTCACAGCAGTTGCAAAACCAAGCGGTGCAGCAAAACTTGCAGGGTGCATTGGCGACCGAGGAAGCCCAACGTGCCGCGCAAGCGCAACAGTTTGGTCAAGCCGCGACCCAAGCAGAACTTGGCGCACAATTGACCGGCCAGCAGTTTGCGATGGGTCAACAGGCGCAGCAGGCTGCAAACCAAGCACAAGCGCAAAACTATCAGCAAGCCCTTGCGGCTGCGCAGATGGGCAACGCCGCACAACAACAGAATTTCTTGCAACGTGTGGCCGCAGGCGAGTTTGGCCGAGAGGCACAACTTGCGACGTTCCAAACGGGACAGCAGGCGACACAAGCGCAGAACCAAGCCGCCCAGCAAAACTACCAGCAAGCGTTGGCGTTGCAGCAGATGCAAAACCAAGCGCAACAGCAGCGTTATGGTCAAGCGGTTGGCGCAGGAGAGTTTAACCGTCAGGCGTTACTTGCACAGTTTGGCATGGGGCAACAAGCCCAGCAGGCACAAAATCAAGCCATGGCGCAGAACTTTGCGCAGGCTCAAGCCGCTGCGCAGATGCAGAACCAAGCAGCGCAAGGTGCGTTTGGCCAGCAAGTCACGGCACAGGAACTGCGCAATCAAGCCTTGGGTCAAAACCAACAGGCCGCGTTGCAGCAGCAACAAGCCGCCATGCAAGCCCAGCAGCAGCGTTACGCGCAGCAGATGGGCCTTGGACAGTTTGCGAACCAAGCCGTTGCACAGAACCAGCAACAAGCATTGGCCGCTTATCAAGCCAATTTGGCGCGTCAGCAGCAGGGCTTCCAGCAAGCCGGTGCGCAGGCTGGATTCTTCAACGAAGCACAGGCACAGGCATACCAGCGTGCGATGGCCGAACAAGCCGCCGCCAACGCTGCACAGCAGCAACGCTTTGGTCAGGGCATGGACATTCGTGGCTTGCAGAACGCCGCGATTTTGCAGAACCAGCAGGCCGCACTTACGCAGCAAGCCGCCGCAAATGCCGCGCAACAGCAGCAGTACAACCAAGCGATGGGTGCAGGCACGTTCGGCAACCAAGCCATCCAGCAAGCGTTGCAGCAGCAGGTTGCACTACGCAATCAGCCGCTCAACGAAATCTCTGCGTTGCTCTCGGGATCGCAGGTACAGATGCCGCAGTTCCAAGGCTACAGCGGCGTCACGGTTGCACCAACACCGTATCTACAAGCCATGCAGGCGCAAGATGCCGCAAATATCCAGCGTTACGGTATTGCTGCAAACCAAGCCGCAAGCGGTATGTCAGGTCTATATGGGTTGGCAGGCGCAGTCGCAGGCGCACCGAGCGGTGGATTTTTAAGTGGTTTATTTTAACAGAGGTAACTAATGAACGGACGACGCCCAATGAATATGCCGATGCAGCCTGACCGTCGCCCACAAGAGTTGGCGCGTATGTTGGCGATGCAGGAACGCAACGCATCGCTTGACGGCATGACGCCGCGTCAGCCGC